CGCTGGCTCTTTGCCAAAATTGCGAGTGAATGATAGCGGCACTACAAGCGGATCTGACACGGCCAGCGCATTGATAATCGACTCTGTAGCATCTTTGCTGCCGTCATTGATAAATACGATTTCCACCTCAAACGATTTGAGCGGCTCATATTCTCTGACGGTTTTATAGAAAATAGGTATTGTGTCTTTTTCATTGAAGACAGGAACCACAAGTGAAATCTTCATTTTGCTTCCCTGAAGACGATGTATTTCGAATAGATAAAACCGCATACCAGGCTGATTGCCGAGAACACGACCAGAGTCACTAATGGTGGAAGAGAGCATTCATCAGCAGCCCATCCGACAGCCGCGCTAAGCGATCCCATGAAACCCACATAAAGCATGTAGCGCGTCGTCGTGGTAGAGCTGTTGAAGGTGAATCGAGCATTAGCGAAAAAACTGAAACTGACCGCAACAACGAAGCCGCTGAAGTTTGCCAGAGCCTGGCTTGTGCCTAGCGCATAAAAGCATCCAGCGAACACCACCCAATGGATTAAGGTGTTTAACACACCTATCGTCATATATTTAGAAAATAACTTAAGCACTTTTTCATCCATAAAAACGAAAATAATACTTTATCACCTTTAAGGTAATTTCGTTAAGAGCAATCTTAGGTAATATTATCCGTATGTGGTTTATTGTGTATCATGGACTCACCAACTAAGGGGGTTCTTATGCACATTAAACGGTGGTTCCAATGTCAACCACGATGACAGCAGACACGCTAAATCAGTCTCTTAGCATTGGTGCGCTGGCTTCCGTGTTGGCCGGAGTGCCTCCGGAGGTGGCATTGGGCGCGCTGGCGGGCGCGGTAATATTTGTTACATCGGCGGTTGAGTACCCCATAAAAAGGCGGGTACTGCTGGCTGTTCTCAGCTTCCTCTGCGGTCTTCTCTTTTACAAAGCAACAGCGGCCATCCTCATTGGCATAGCCAGCCTTATTCCGACGATTACGCAGGACTCTTTCGAAAAAGGAATAGTGTTCGCCGCTGGCGCTTTCGTCTCCTCCATTGTGGCTGTACGCATTGGCATCTGGCTCTATCACCGTTCTGAAAATCCACGCGACCTGATCCCGGGGAGAAAAGACGATGACCAGCCCTGAAATGCTGCTCCTGCTTAACGCCATCATCTGCGCGGGGATCGCAATCCGCGTCCTGCTTTTTCGACCCCTCCCCGCGCGCCATTGCTGGTGGGGTGGCTGGCTTGCCTATGTCGTTATTGTGGTGGCCGCCAGCGTTCCTGTGCGCACGTTCTACGGCTATTACATCCTCCCTGACTGGTCCGACGTAATTATCAAAGCGGTATTTCTCGCCGCGCTGATAAAGACGAAAGGCAATGTCGTTCAGATTTTCAAAATATCGAGGTCCCAACATGGACATTAAAACATTCCAGAAAGCTGCTGGTATTTCCCCGGAACTGGCCGCGCGCTGGCAACCGCACATCGTTGCAGCAATGGCTGAATTTGGCATTAAAAAGACAGTCGATCAGGCGATGTTCATTGCGCAGGTAGGGCATGAGTCGGCTGGCTTCACTTCGCTGGTAGAAAGCTTCAACTACAGCGTTGCTGCCTTGCGGATCACCTTCTCCAATCGTCTGTCGATGGATCAGATCAACGCGCTCGGTCGCAAGCCTTACGAAAAGTCTCTGCCGCTGGAGCGCCAGCGCGCAATCGCAAATCTGGTATACAGCAAGCGTATGGGGAATAACGGTCCCGGCGATGGCTGGAATTACCGCGGGCGCGGCCTGATCCAAATCACCGGGCTGACCAATTACCGCGACTGCGGCAACGGCCTCAAAGTCGATCTGGTGTCTCAGCCAGAACTGCTGGCGCAGGACGATTACGCCGCGCGCAGCGCTGCCTGGTTTTTCATGAGTAAAGGCTGCATGAACTACCCGTTAACGGTATCGACGACCGGCGAGAGCGGTTTAACGCAGCATGCAAGGTGCTCTGAT